TATCTATGCTTCCTGCAATGTCATAATCATAAGAAGAATAGTTGTTTAATCTGACAAATAGATTTGATGCTTTAGACATTTATTGCCCCTGAATTTGATAATGTTATTCCCTTTCTCACTGCCCGTCTGAATGTCATCTCGACTGCTTCCGTATCGGAGAAAACAGGGGAAGAGACATTTATCGTTATCGGCTGAGAGATGTTTCCACCCTCGAAAGAGCGCACTACTGTTGAACCTATTGCTCCAAGCCCCGCCCCGATTGTACCACCTACGACAGGGTTTATTGCCGTGCCTATAATATACCCAAGAGCAGGCAATAAATTCGCCACTATTTCCTGAATCTTTTCTCCGGTCGACATACTCTTGTCAAGGATGCTTTGCATTGCCGAGTCAACAGCGTGAAGACCTGTGACCCATAGGTCTGTATTGCTTACAGTCTGCTGTTGTATTTTCAATGTCCCATACTCTGCCATTTGATAATCTTTCGAAAAGTCTTTTATTTCGGTCCATGATTCTCCGGTTTCTTTCACTTTTTTATTAAGTAAATCTTGAAGATTAAGCATTGCAGTATCTACCGAATATATACTCGATTTTGTTTTTGCTATCTCTTCTGTCTTTACGCTTATATCTCCAATTAAATCTGATATTTTCATGTAATGTATAACCTGTAAAGCATCCAGTTTCAAATTATCCTGTAACGCTCTACTCTCATTAAGTAAGTTCCAAAGAGATTTTGCAGCCGCCTTTTCCTTATCGGTCATTGCATTTATAGCATCAGGATTTGTCAATATCTGATGTTCTTTATCTGCAAGGTCAACTATTTGTTTAAGAACCGAAACCCTGTCGGTATCATATTCTTCAAGAGATTTATTGTATTCTTTTGCTTTGTTGTATTCAGTCCACGCCTCAGCACCATACTTTATCATCTGTCCCAAATCATACATTCCCTTAGCCGCAAGACCTAACGATGTAGTCATTGCACCCATACTCGATGTTACACCAGCCGTAATTCCACCCATATTATTGATTGCCTGTGAAAGCGAGATGATGCCACTTATTACTTTTGCACTACCTGCAGTTATAAGCATCGGAAGTAATACTGCTGATAAAGCGTCAACCAATGGCTTGGCGCTGTCAAGTTTCCTTACAAAATCCGTGAATTTATTTGATAAGTCGCTTATCACCGGAAGAAGTTCTGACCCTATTTTTAAAACAAGCGCATCAAATGATGCCTTTGCTCTGTCTACCTCATCTCCAACCTGCTCACCCTTTGATATTAAATTGGCATCGAGAACTTTCCCAATTTTTACCGCCTCATCTCCCAATCTCCCCATTTCCTTCGAACCCTCAAGAAGAAACGGGACTATCGAGTACCCAGACTTGCCGAATAACTCCATAACCAATGCCGTTCTCTGCGAATCATCTGTTAAACCTTTCATGCTATCAGATATTAGCTTTATTTTATCTTCAAGAGAGAGCATCTGAAATGCTGAATCTTGAGCGTTTATTCCAAGGGCAGAGAATGAATTGATTGCCGTCTCATTCCCATTTTTTGCCTGTGATAATGACTGCATCAAATACTTGAGAGAATTTCCCAAGTCTTGCATATTTACGCCCTCTTGAGATGCGGCATAACCAAGCTTCTGAAGAGTATCAGTTGACACTCCAGTCTGCTTATTCATTTTGTCTATCTGCTCAGTATAGTCAAGCGTGGTCTTTGCAGACAATGTCAAAGCTCCGGTTATTACTGCCGAGAACTTTGCCATAGTCATTGCGGTTTTATCAAGATTCTGCTTTACTTTTTCAAGCTCTTTATTGGCAGAATCAAAACCCTTTGTCTCCGCAACTATTCCAAGTATTATGTCACCGATGTTTTTATTTGCCATGAACTTTTAGACCTCGCTCTTTTATTACTTTTTCAATATCTGAATTGAATCTCTCGTTATCAGCTTCAGTTATATCAGAAGCATCAACTTCAAAAAGAGAATTGAATAAAAGAATATCATTCAATGGTATCCTTAAAAGTTTAGAGAACTTTACAATATCATACTGCTTTATTATCTGCCCTGTTGGTAATACCATTGATGTTGCAGATAATTCAGCGATGCCCTTTAGAATATCTTTGCCGGTCAGTGCTTTGCTGTCAGTGTGCCGACCAGTCTTTCCATAATTCCAAAAACATCGCTCTGTGTAAAAAAATCAGTCATCACTTCTTCTATCTGTGAAGCATTCATATTTTCGCAAATAAATTCTTTTTTCGCACAAGGAAGCACCGAATCCGTCTTCAGATAGATGTCAAGAATGTCAGGCATATCCTTTCCTATGTAAGACAGAACATTCACCCTGCCAGATTCTTGTGTGGATTTCCCTATAAGCTCGACAATAGCGGCGAACTGAAGAGGATTCAGCTCGCCGTATTTGAATTCAATTTCTTTAATCAATATTGTTTTCATAAACTCCTCTTATTTCATTATGATATTTCACCAGTCAATACAAGGTCGTTTGCCGCTCCGATTCTCACATCAAGCTCAACCTCTACATCTTTCAAGTTCCCGTCATTCGTTCCCGGAAGAGGTGAAACTGAAATGCACTGACAATCTTTCGCATCGATATTGAAATATTTTACGGTGTTGTTTTTGTCAACCCATTTCATTGTAGCGTAAAGCTCGACTGACGGTGCAAGAACTGATGTCGGGTCAAAAGCTATCGTTGTTGCATCTGCTGAGCCGTTGTAGTCATAGTCTCTGTACAGAGTTGTTCCGTTGTGAGATGTGTTCACTGTGATTGTGGTGCTTGAAACAACATACTGATTCCCCGTGGGATTAGCGTCTACCTTTTCAAAAAAGGTTTTTACGCCAGCAGTTTTTGTATAGACTACAAGAGTGAGAGGAGACACTATTGGAGTATTAGATGCCGTAACCGCACCGACTGCAACAGCGCTTGACTCTCCTATTACCGACATTCTCGAGTTAGCTCCCGCAGTCTTTGTCCCGCCCAAAAATAGATAGAGCAGGTCGGGAGAAATTCCCTTGAATGCCATTTTAATCTTGAAATCTCTGCCGGTCATCATGGTATTTGTATCGTGAGTATCTGAACTCTCCCATGAGGTTGACTTCACATTCGGCATGAGCGAAAGCTCTGAAATGTCCTCTATCGGATAGGCGACTGAAGATGCTATTATCAGCCCTCTGCCTTTGCCGGTGAACATTTGATTTGTGTTTACTGATGCCATTATGGCCTCCTTATAAGGTTATTTGTAAAGTTTAATTTTCAAAGTTATTGACAAGGCATATTCCATCGAGCCATCCGCCACCATATACTCCGTAGATACATACTCTATTGAGTTTATGGATGTATATGCATCATCCTTATCTCTTATCAAAGAGTTGCGGATAGTCTCATCATTTGTCATCATATCGTTTATTCTATTTTCAATGCTTCCTGCTGAAGCCGAAAGAAAAAGTCTCAATGTCAATTCCATCGAGTCTCCGGTATTGTCACATCGGACTGGCTCAAGCGCTAAAGAATTAAGTGGATTGTCACTGTTGTATCCTATGGTAGTTTTTATTGCCACGCTGTTTGAATATGATTGAGTGTTCAAAATAGTCTGCATTTCTGCTATTGCCAACATTGCTCTATTGGTATATGTCATGCTATCACAAGCTCCCTTAGTTTTTTTAATGCTGTTTCCTGAAAATCAAACTCATCCCTTGAGCTTCTCAAGTATGAGCGCTCAGGTATAGTCACCGATTTTGAATAGAAAACATTGTCTCCTATAGAAAATCTCAACATACCACCTTTTCTTTTTGGTTTTATAACTCCTCCGAATTCGTGGATTGCAGAGTATGGCATTGATGGATTTATAATAACCCTGAATCTGTCTGGCTGAGAATCTTCCTCTTTAACATTGATGTTATCAACCAATGCACCTGTCACTCTATTCAAAACCTGCCCGCTTAATTTAGAGCGGATCATATAGTTTCTGAATTCGTGCGCCGTATGAAAGATTGCAACCTTCAAATCAGAATCTTTTGCCTTCTTGAGAACATCTCTCAATTCTTTCAACACAGCTTCATTTTTTATCATATCGTAACTCTTGAATACTTCGTAAGTATTCGGGTTATATCATCTCTATTGTAAAGCACTATCTGGGAGTCAACCTGTGTTGTGCTTATTCTTGCCCTGCGCATCTCATTTATTGCTATTGAAAATATAGCCATCCTCAAATCGGCAGGGAAGGTAGCAGTGGAATATCCTGCGGTATATGTCAATTTCACCGCCCTTGCATCCTGTATGTTGTGTTCTGATTCGAGGGTGATAACTCCGAGCGCATTATTGTCAAGATAATAGTCAGAGTCAACAGTCAGAAGCGTTTCATTAATATACAGCGATGTGACGGAGACTATCGGGATTAACTTGCTGTATATGGTCTTTATTGCCCTTCCTCTTGGGTCATCGTGATACTCAACCACCGCAGTTGCTGAATAATCAAGTGTTGTCCTTCCTATTCTATTCTCAGCTTCGGAATATGCAGATTGCAAAACCGATGTCAGCTGCGTATCACCACTCGTATCAGCGGTGGCTATTCCAAGAAAACCCTTGAAATCAGATATTGTCAAAATCATTTAATTTTGCCTCTCTTTATCTGCTTATCCATTGGCGGCGCAGTCATCTGCTTATCGCTCGGATTCGTGGCTGTGCTGTCTGATTCTTTCTTTTCTTCAATTAACTCTACGGAGTTCCCCATTGCTCTCGCTCTTTCAAGTTTTATTTCAAACTCATCACCCGGAACTCTTAATATTCCTGCTTCATAAAATCTGAGTTTTGCTTTTACTTTAACTAACATAATCATCTCCTTTTAAGTGGGGCGGGTTAACCGCCCCACAAGGTTCTTACTTATTAAGCAGCTGCAAGCTTCAATCCGGTGATTCCATCGGCATTGACTATCTTACCATCATTCTCTACTGTTCCGATAATGTATGTCGACCTTGCCGCCACAAGAGTCCTTCCCTCTTTTGATGCAGTGATTTTCACGGTCTTATCATCAAAAATGAAATACTGTGAAAAGTCACCAAAGTATATCACTCCGTTTGTGGTACCAGATGTTGACATATTTGAATTTTCAAACACAGGCCTTCCGAATATTGTCGGGTCTGTCGGTGTGAATATCGGTCTTCCGTTTATGTCGGCTATCTTCCTGATTGCCGCAAGCGTTGTCGCACTCACAATCCAAGAAGCGTTGTTTCTGTACTGCTGTGCAAGAGCGTAGAATACAGTAACAACATCATCATAATCTATTGATGTGATTGCTGTATGACCTGTCTGCGCTGTCTGCATTGTCAATACTGACCCAGTCACTCCGACATCGAGACCCTGCCACTCTGTGCTGTTATCTCCAGTTATAAATTCAGCAAGCTCGGTATTTGAGAACTGCTTTGCCATGTGACTGTAGATGTAATTCAAAACTCCGGGTGTCGCATTCTCAATTACCTTATTTGACATCTGGCAATCTGCGGCAAGCTCGTAGGAATCGTAAGAGACTGCGGAATATCTTCCAGTACCGGGAGTGCCCGAATTGGGTGCTGTTCCATCAGCGACTCTTGTTGCTGTCAATGCTGTCCCTTCCACTGGCACTGTTCCTTTTTTGCCGGGATACACTGTGCAGATTCTTCTCAGGTAGTTTTCCTGATAAAGCTTCTCGTAAATCTTATCCGCAATTGCTGTCGGAATTATTGTTGCAGCGTTTGATGCGGTGTCTATGTCGCCCGCTGTTTTCATTGATACTTCTTTCCAAAACTTAATCTCTTCTGCAAGCTCATCTTTCTTGTCAAAACTCATTATTGGATTCTTTTTGACTTCTTCAATCGCTTTCTGGAACTGTTCCATTGTGATAAACTTCTGGTCTATTTCAACCATAGTCTTTTTCACAACTTCTTCCATGAGAGCTTCTTTTGTTTCTTTTGTTTCTTTCTCGTTCATGATTTTCTCCTTATTTTTTCTTGTTTAATTATTCGCCGTCTTCACCGAGAATGAAATAGAGACCGACAAAATTACCAGTCGGGTCTCCGTCTGTCTGATTCAATATTACTTTTACAGAATCAGCATTCACAAGCTCATCAAGTGTTCTCGCAGGGATGTCATAGACATTCCATTCATATAGAGAATCTGCTGTGAGAGTTGTGAGTGTTACTGCTTTCGACCAGAACCTTGAAACATTATTACGGGTCTGAAGCGTGATTGCAAAGTTTACTGAATCGGCTGTCTCTGCCGCAAGTGTGTCAACATAGACTCCAAACTTGCAGGTGTTATTGCCCCACAAACTTTTTCCGTTGTATGCAGTGCCATAGTTTCCGTTCAGTCCCTCGTATGCTGATATTGCGAATGTCTTTGTGGTGTCTCCGATAAGAGTATCCGCAAAAATTGCAATCTCTGTCTTGACCTTGCTCTTTCCTGCAAAGACCGATATGGCCATCAGAAGAACAAGAGCAAACACTAAAAATTTCTTCATTTGTTTTCTCCTTTGTTTATTATTTCCTTGAGCAGTTCAATTTCAATTTCTTCGGCACTCTTTTCTTCGGCTTTTGCCGGTGTTTCAGGAGTGGCCTCTGACTTCGGAACTTCCCTGCTATCTATAAATTCCTTCATTGTCTTAATCAAAGTGTGTTGAACGGCTTCCTGATTCGCAGGAATAAGCACCTGTGATACTTCAAGAAGCTGATTCTTTTTAAGAATCCTTACTGTTTTTCCATTCATTTCCTTCATTTCCTGCTCTCCGCTTATGAAGCCCACCGAATAAGCGGCCTGTAATTTTTGCGCAAGATAATAAGCCCAATCGGCCTCATCATTACCAGCGCCAAAATAGTATTCAAACTTCATCCATAGCCCATTCTCATCTGTTCCAAAGTCAATCGCCTTTCCTATCTGATTCTGAAGCGACCCATAATATGAATGTTGTGAAAGAAGCACGGGATGCTTCTTAAAGTCTTCAAGCATCCATTCACTTGGCGGAATGAAGTCTGCCATACGGTCTATCACCGCCGGAGATACATAAG